AAGATTCCTAGAGAGAGATGGTCTGATATATATTTTGCGAAGAGATTCGTTTCTTGGGCAAAGGGTCATGTTCCTGACAAGTTTCCAAATAAAGTTTTGGCGGATCATCCTAGATTGATTTTTCCGTGGAGAGATTTGCATGGAAAAATGACAGCATACTCGGCTAGAACTATTGGTCAGGTTGAACCAAAATATTACACGATACCTCTGCAAGAAGAAAAGGGATTTTTCGGTTTGGATCGGTTGGACTTTTCTAAAACAGTATATGTTCTAGAGGGTGCAATTGATGCTCTATTTCTGGATAACTGTGTGGCTGTTGGTACTTCTGCACTATGGAAGTTCACTAGTACAAGTGATACGGTTTATATTCCAGATACTGATGTACGAAATAAAGAGGTTATGAAGATTGTTCGGAAGATGGTTATGGATGGTCTGAAAGTTTGTATGTTGCCTACTGGCGAACATGGCAAAGACATTAATGAAATGGTACTTTCAGGAATGAAGAAGGATGAAATAAAACAGTTAATTGATGATAATACATATCAGGGCTTAGCTGCGGAATTGAAGTTTGGGTCCTGGTGTAGAGTGCAGATTAAGGAGGAAAAATATGAATATAATTGAACCTCAGGCCAAAGTTATTGATTATAGCAACATGATGAAAACCATCGAACGAGGTGGTAGAATTTGCTACAAATCTGAGGATAAAATTGGTCCTGGATCAGATGTTCAGTTGATTGAAAAGTTGAAGAGTTTTAAACATGAAAGTGTTTTGGAACACTCCCTCATTACTGTGCAAATTATCACTGATCGTGGTGTGACACACGAACTAGTGAGACACCGATTATGTGCTTTTTCCCAAGAAAGTACTAGATATTGCAATTATAGTAAGGGTAAATTTAATAATGAGATAACGGTTATACGACCATTCTTTTGGGATGTGGGAACAGACAACTTCGCTATATGGAAGACCTCTTGTGATGTGGCAGAACATAATTATATGACACTACTAAATGGTGGAGCCAAACCACAAGAGGCTCGATCTATATTGCCAAATTCTTTAAAGACAGAGATTCAGGTTTCTGCTAATGTTAGGGAATGGAACCACATCTTTAAACTCAGAACGCATAGGGATGCGCATCCTCAGATTCAGCAAATAATGATCCCACTAGCCAAAGAATTTCAGTGCAGATGGCCTTCATTGTTTTCTGATTATTCTGAGTTGACACACCCATCCCCGGCAACTATTATTTGGGAAGTATAATGCCAATATATACTTTTAAGTGCATTAACTGCAAAAAAGAAATTGAGAAGTTATGCAAGATAAATGAGTCACACCCTAGATGTGAGTGTGGTTTTGTTATGACTAAGGTTCCCAGTGTTCCTGGTTCGTTTGAATTGAAAGGACCAGGATTTTACAAAAACGATTATAAAGGAAAATAAAAATATGATTCGTGAAGTTGAGATAATTAGATTACGTGAAAACGCCACAATACCCACTTATGGTAGCGACTGTTCAGCTGGTTTAGATCTATATGCGTGCTTGGATGAGAGTATAACCATTCATTCTGGTGATAAATCCGTCTTGATTCCAACTGGAATCAGTATAAATATGATGTCAATAACTGAGGCGTGTGTTGGATTGATTTTTCCTAGGTCTGGGTTAGGTCACAAAGATGGTGTTGTTTTGGGCAATTCTACTGGTGTTATAGATCAAGACTATCACGGTGAAATTTTTGTCTCACTTTGGAATAGAAACAACCCCAACCATAGTGTAACACGAACTGTTAAACATGGTGACAGAATAGCTCAGTTAGTAATCGTACCAATTATAACAGCTAATTTTAAGATCGTTGATAAATTCTCTGTAGATACCCAACGGGGATCCAATGGATTTGGTAGTACTGGAGTATAAAAATGAAAAACAAAATGACAGACTACTCGCATTACATTGCTATTAGTAGATACTCAAGATATTTACCAGAGGAGCAGCGTAGAGAAACATGGGATGAAACAGTAACTAGGTTTTGTAATTATTGGGAGCAAAAATACCCAGATAAGTTCCCAACAGAGGATATCAAAAAGGCAATATACGGTTTAGAAGTGATGCCATCAATGAGGGCATTAATGACTGCAGGTAAGGCATTAGATAGGGACAATGTTGCTGGGTATAACTGTTCTGCAATTGCGGTGGATGATCCTAGAGCTTTTGACGAAGCAATGTACGTTAGTATGTGTGGATGTGGTGTCGGGTTTTCGGTAGAACGTCAGTTTGTTTCGAAGATGCCAGAAATTGCAGAAGAGTTTTATGAAACCGAAACTGTCATAAAGGTTAGAGATTCTAAAATTGGATGGGCGTCTTCCTTTAGAGAGTTAATATCACTACTTTATGCAGGTCAGGTTCCAAAATGGGATTTAACATCATTACGTCCTGCGGGTGCACCATTAAAGACATTCGGTGGTAGAAGTTCCGGTCCAGCACCATTAAACGATCTTTTTGACTTCACTGTACGGTTATTTAAAAATGCTAGAGGTAGGAGATTATCCTCCATTGAATGCCACGATTTAATGTGCAAAATTGGTGAAATTGTGGTTGTTGGTGGTGTTCGTCGAAGTGCGATGATCTCATTATCCAATCTATCAGACGATAGAATGCGTGTCGCAAAATCTGGTCAGTGGTGGATTGAATATTCTCATAGATCGTTGGCTAATAACTCTGTTGCATATACTGAGAAACCCGAAATTGGTATTTTCATGAAGGAATGGTTGTCACTGTATGAGTCTAAATCTGGTGAACGAGGTATTTTCAATCGAATGGCAGCTCAACGCAAGGCCAAAAAATTGGGTATCCGTAAGTGGGAAAACATAGATTTTCTGACCAATCCATGTGCCGAAATTTCCCTAAGATCAATGCAATTTTGTAACTTGTCTGAGGTGGTTGTTAGAGATGGAGATACATTAGCCACATTGAAGAAAAAGTTAGAAGTGGCAACAATTATAGGTACTATGCAATCAACATTGGTTAATTTCAGATATTTGAGATCTGCATGGAAAAAGAATTGTGAAGAAGAACGCCTATTGGGTGTTTCATTAACTGGCATTATGGATCATGAGGTCTTGTCTGGTCAGCTAGGTGCCGAGAAACTGCAAAGTTGGCTGGCTGAAATGAGAAACACTGTGCATGAGACAAATAAAAAGTGGGCATCAATGCTGGGCATAAACGAATCAACTGCACTGACGACAGTGAAACCATCTGGCACTGTTTCGCAATTAGTGGATTCATCCAGCGGAATTCACCCTAGATATGCTAAGTATTATATTCGAACTGTTAGGAATGATAGGAAAGATCCATTAAGTGATTTTCTAGTTTCCCAGGGAGTTCCGCATGAATTGGATGTTATGAATCCGCAAAATTGGGTTTTCAGTTTCCCAATAAAATCACCAGATCATTGTGTTACCACCGATGATATTAACGCTCTTGGACAGTTAGAAATATACAAAATTTATAACGAATATTGGGCAGACCATAATATCTCCATAACCATATATGTTAATGAGCCTGAGTGGATGACTGTTGGTGCTTGGGTATACGATAACTTCGACATTCTTAATGGTGTTAGTTTCTTACCACATTCAACTCACATATATCAGCAGGCCCCATATCAACCGATATCCGAGGAGAAATATTTAGAGTTGCGAAATAAAATGCCAACGATTGATTGGTCGTTGTTTAATATCAATGAGCACGAGGACAACACTATTGGTGCTCAACAATTAGCCTGCTCCTCTGGCGTTTGCGAGCTGATATGAGAAAGAAATTCTACTGTTACTCGTGTGAAAACGAATTTACTGTCATAAGTGATGAACCAGTATTATTTTGTCCTTTGTGTGCAGAATCACTAGAAACCGCAGATGAGGATTTAGATTGGGAATCCAATGAGTAAACTAAGAGTTGAGTTTAATTCTTTAATAAACTCTTGTTGGTTTTGAAAGTGTTTTTTGAAGATTTTTGATCGTATATTACTATTGATCCAATGGTCAGACTCTAGTACACCAAAAATGAACTGTGCCTTTTCTTCGGCATAGTTTAGAGCAGACTTGGTATTGCAAAACAATAGGATCTCTCGTTTTAGTGAATCACAACCATCTTTCTCTATCATTTCCAGTATTGTGGGACTAGATGACCAATAGTCTTGCCAATCAGATGGTTTTCTTATTTTTTTCTTTTTGCCATTAACTACTTTGGTTGCTGCCTTGGTCAACAGTTTTTTACCTATGTATGATTTAGAGGTACTTGTATCTGAGATCATATATAAGAAACCTATTGCATTCTCTGGTATTTTAGTGTCGTCTAGGGGTTTTCCTTTGTAAATCCACTGATTTTTCATACTTTTATTCTGTATAGGTTTGACATTGATTATTTATTGGTTTACACTTATTATATAATGGTGAAAACTGCAATTGAGTTTGAGAAAGATATAACCGAATTGATGGAATTGATGGTACATCGTCCGAAAACCGTTAAATCTGATCTATGGAAGTTTATCGGTAATATTGTATCCATGAATAGAAAGTTAGGACGAATTGAAGCCTATAGGAGATATAGGGGACAGTTTGCGGAACCATCGATGGAACAATTACTGTTAATCCATGAGTTGATAGATGCTATAGATTTAGCACAAAAACAAATTTTGATAGAAAGGTTAAGCAAATGAGATTTCTTAGATTTTGGATGTGGGTTCAGGAACAATTAGACAACCTAAATGAACTAGCAAGTATACCAGCACCAGGGTCACGGTGGCCGTATAATACAGCAAAAAGGTCACATAAAAATACTAATGCGGCTTTAGAGGTTGGGAGTTTTCATGCTGGTGTTCCATGTATGGAATGTACTTTTTATTACGCTAATAATGGGGTTGTAATCAGGGTTAGTGGATATGACTCTAACGGTGATAGAAAAAACGTAAAATTGCATATTATACCAAATGATTCTGCAGATATAAAAAATGAAATAGCAAATATCATCTCACTCGAATTAATCACAAACAAATGAAGTATATACATTTGCAGAAAAATCTTTCTGCACAGGCTGATGTTTATAAAAAGCTGATTCAGCCTACGTTAAAATACGGTCCATGGATTGCTGGTGGTAGCATATTAAGGTGGTTTAATAATGAATTCGTTGATACAGATATAGATGTCTTTGTTAATTCAAAAGATCAGGCTATGGGTTTGATAAACGTTTTAAAGTCCAGTATGTATTCTATGACCTTTAGTACTGATAATGCTTTAACATTTTCTAATGGGATGTCTCCTAAAATTCAGGTAATAGTTAAACGTTATTATGATAAAGCATATGACGTGATTGATGACTTTGATATATCTGTCTGTCAGTTTTTGTTGGGTGATAATATTATTGTATGCACTAAAGACGCAATCGACCATAATGAGAAAAAACAACTTCATATGACGTCATTACAAAATCATAAGACCGCATTCAGCAGATTATTGAAGTACCAATTTCGTGGATACAACCCAGATAAAGAAACCACAGAGTTATTGGATGCACATAGAGAAGATATAAACTTTTCGATTTTGTCTGATAATGAATACTGATATTCATTCGATTGAGTCTTGGTCTAAAATAGATCCAAAACCAGTTCTTTATAAGTTAGGTAGCAACTACTATTGTTGCCTAAATGGGGTGCATTTAACTAGAAACATGACATTGGCAATTTTAGCAAACCTATACTGCAATCTCAATATCCACAATGTCGAATTGGATTTCCTTTTTAAAGAGTCGATTCAACACAATATTGTTGATGAAAATAATTATACTGATAGTTATACTTATTTTTATAGAATGCGAGGATTGACGGTTGGTACTGTAGATTCCAAATTTGGTATTGACTTGATGGGTAATACCAATTATGAATACTTTAAAGAAAATATTTGGGATGTGTATAAACACTTGATGGATAACGATAATGCATTAATTGTTGCATAAAAATAGTAGTTGAATTATAATTGGATTGTGGTTTAATTTAAATTATGAAAGGATTCTATTGTGGCCAATGAAGTTAGTTCTAAACGCACCATCTCCACTCGCCGTCTTAAAAAATCACTCGAGCGATGTGTCGCAGTGAAACGACCTGCATTTATTTGGGGTCCTCCCGGAATTGGAAAATCTGATACCATTGCCCAGCTCTGCCATGAGATGGGTGGGTATCTGTATGATATTCGTCTGTCTCTCATGGAACCCACCGACCTCCGTGGAATCCCTTTCTACAATAAAGAAACAGGCCGAATGGAATGGGCACCTCCCATCGATCTTCCTGATCCGGAACTATGTTCCAAGTATCCGATTGTGTTCTTGTTCTTCGATGAAATGAACAGTGCAGGTCCTGCAGTTCAGGCTGCGTGTTATCAGATTGCCCTCAATCGTCGAATTGGTACATACAAACTACCCGACAACGTAGTCATTGTCGCTGCAGGTAACCGTGACGGTGATAAAGGTGTTACATTCAGAATGCCAACACCGTTGGCCAACCGTTTCGTTCACTTTGAACTGAAAGTGGATTTCGATTCCTGGGAAGAATGGGCAGTGAATCGGAAATTGCATCGAGATGTGGTTGGTTTTATTTCATTCAGCAAGGATTCGCTGTATGACTTCAAACCCCAGAGCAATGAACGAGCGTTTGCTACACCTCGTTCTTGGGAATTCGTCAGTCAATTGCTTGAGGATACGATTGATGAAGTTACTATGACTGACCTGATCTCCGGAACCATTGGCGAGGGGCTCGCTCTTAAATTCCTGGCACACCGTAAGGTTGCGGCGAGAATGCCGAAGCCCTCTGCTATCCTTGATGGTACCGAAACCGAACTTAAAGTCAAGGAAGTTTCGGCTCAATACAGTTTGGCGGTTAGCTGCTGTTATGAAATGAAGGATACATGGGAAAAGGTTGGTCGAACCAAAAATGAAAAAGTGTTCCATGAAGGAACCAACAACTTCCTGTCCTTCATTATGGATAATTTCCAAACTGAAGTTGTTGTCATGGCTATGAGGATGGCTCTGCAAGTGTATAAGTTGCCCTTGGATCCGAAAAAGATCGTCAAGTTTGACGAGTTTTACACTAAGTTTGGCAAACTGATTATGAAAGCTAGCTAATGGTCAAACCAGTTGTTCCTCCCATCTCGCCAATTTATCCAATTCAACAAAGACGGCGGATGGAGGAACAACAATGGAAGATGATTAGAACAGCAGCCCTACATGACCCAATACTTCAAGATTTATTGGATAAAGCAATCATATATTGGAAGTTGAAATACGATCATGACTACGAAAGAACAGACCAAGGTAATTGACCCCAAACTTGATGCTGAGGTTAGGGAGAAATTGGTGGTAGCTAGGATTGGCCTGCTGATGAGCCAACCATTTTTTGGTAACATGGCAACCAGACTAGAACTAACCAATGCAGATGATTGGTGTCCCACCGCAGCAACCGATGGGCGTAAATTTTACTACAACACCGAGTTCATTAGTAAATTGAGTAAGGGTGAGGTCGAGTTCCTGTTCGGGCATGAAGTGCTCCATGTCTGTTATGACCACATGGATCGATTCGGTGATAGAAACAAAGAAATTGCCAACATTGCGGCTGATTACGTAGTCAATGATGATCTTATCCTGCAAGGTATTGGTCAGAAAATCACAACCATAAAAATTTGTCATGATACTAAATATCGTGGTTGGTCGTTTGAGCAGGTTTATGAAGACCTGATGAAGAACGTAAAAACCATTAACCTGTCTGATCTTATGAAAATGGTATTGGATCAGCACTTGGATGGGTCTGGTACTGATGATGAAGGTAACGAAAATGGTTCCCCGAAATTCTCCAAGGAAGAATTGGAATCCATTAAGGACGAAATTCGTGAGGCGATGCTTTCCGCAGCCGAACTAGTTGGGGCTGGAAATTGTCCAGCTGGGGTTCAAAGAATAATCAAAGAATTGACTGAACCCAAAATGAATTGGCGTGAGTTGATTCAGCAACAGGTTGAAAGTTGCGCTAAGGTTAATTACTCTTGGATGCGAATGAACCGCAAAGGGTGGCACTGTGATGCTATTCTTCCGGGGTTTGTTCCCGGCACATCTATTGACATTGCAATCGCAATTGACAACTCCGGTTCTATTTCAGACGTGATGCTTAAGGATTTCATGTCTGAGATTAAAGGTATCATGGAAGCATTTGATGACTTCAAGTTAACTGTTTGGTGTTTCGACACCGAAGTGCATAACATGCAGGTATTTACTACAGACACCGCAGAAGATTTGATGACCTATGAAATTAAAGGTGGTGGTGGAACCTCATTCCAAGCCAACTGGAATTTCATGAAAGAAAACGACATCCAACCTAAGAAATTGATCTTTTTCACTGATGGTGAAAGTTATGATGGATGGGGCGAGGAGGACTATTGTGACGTTGTTTGGATTATTCACAACCCCCATAACAAGGGAATCGTGCCACCGTATGGATTAGCTGCAAACTATGAGTAATAATTGGAAAGTTGATGCCCCCAATAATAGGGTTCTATTTGAGTGCACCTTTTATAACTACACTTACACTTTGGAAGGTAACAGCACCGAAAACTACGAGTATGTTCTAAATAGTATTATGAGGTATGCCGAGAACGTTATGTTAGGTTTAAAACAAAATAACATTGAATATCGGTCGGTTGAGGTATGGAGTTTAACCCACGCCGCAGATCGTGATTGTTTAATGGGTGGCTTCGCAATAAAAATGTCGGAGAAGGATTTAATGACCTTTGTTCTAAAGAATGGTTATGGTGACAGAAAATAAGTTTTCTGAAAGGTTAATCAACGAAAGCATCACCTTTACGGATGCAGTTAACGAAGGAACTGAAGTAACAATTGAATTAGATACAGTTGAGAATGCCAGAAAACTAAAGAATGAACTTAGGCGGCATGGTTTATGAGCGACGAGATTAACTTTAGATTTATCGGATGGTGTAAGGATAACTCCCACGATAAAGTTTGGGTTTCCTTTGAGGTTGGTCATTCTTATTATTGTGCTTGGGGTCGTAGAGGTAAGAAGTTATCGTTCAAAAAACACACTGATAAAAGTTTAGTTGTTGTAGAGAATTTTAAGAAAACATACTACAAGGAAGTTGATAGTTTCCTACTATTTAGTGTTTTTCCTTATTTCAAAGATGAATTGGAAAAAGAACTTATAGTTAAGTTATTGTCTAATAAGGTAAAATAGTAGAGTAATTGACAGATATTTTTCATTTTACTATAATAAAAGTATGAAATTACGTATATTAAGTGATCTACATATTCACCACAAAAATGATTTTCCTTTCCAACAATTGGATGAGGATGTGGTTGTTTTTGCAGGTGACATTGCGGAAGGAATGCAAGGTTGCGGTTGGATCAAACAACAAAACATTACCGTTCCAGTTATCTATGTTCCTGGTAACCACGAATACTACGGTCAGGATATTGGAAAACTCAATGCTGAATTTCGTAAGGTCAAACATTGCAACATTCTGAATAATCAAGTGATGGAAATTGATGATGTTGTATTTGTCGGAACTGTGCTTTGGACTGACTTCAATATCTTTGGCAATCAACCATTACATGCAGAGATGACTCGTCGAGCACTGAATGACTATGTTTGGATTCAACGCAAGGGTCACCGATTTACCATAGATGCTCAAATTGCATATAACAAGGTCGCAATTCGCTTCCTTGAAAAAGTGATCAAAAACAAGGATCCGAAGAAGACTTATGTTTTGGTCACTCACCATTGTGCTGAGTGGTCGATTGCAAATCGATTCAAGACCGACCCTGTGACTGCGGGATTTGCAACTAAGTTGCCATATGGCATGGAACAGGAGTTCAAACTTTGGATTCATGGTCATACCCACGACGCATTTGATTACAAAATTGGTGATTGCCAAATCGTGTGCAACCCTCGTGGATATTTTCATGAAGGAAATGCATTCAACAAAGATCTAATTGTGGAGGTGTAATATGGAAGAACGAATAATGACACACGACGAATATGTTAGTGAGTTAAAAGACGCACTGAGTAGGGGTAGTGTAACTGTTCGATTTCGTAAGGTTAACGGGGAGGAGCGAATTATGAATTGCACACTGAATCCTTCTGTAGTTCCCCAGTATGTTGGAACCGGAACTTCTCGTAAAAAGAGTGATGGAGTGATAGCCGTGTGGGATTTAGATAATAGTGGTTGGAGATCGTTCCGAGTTGATTCTCTAATTTCATTTTGTAACTAAGGAAGCAATCATGACAGTACAAGCATTGTATTCAGTTGAAGATGCAAGGAAAAAGATTCCAAATCAATATGAATTGGCTCTTATTGCTGCTACCAGGGTTCGAGAGTTGGGTAACTCTAAGACACCTGGTGCAGCAACCATTGCTCTCAAGGAAATTGCAGCAGGTAAGCTAGACATGCAATACTATAAAAATTCATTGAAGCCGAAAGCGAAGAAATGATGGGCCCAGGTTTCGGAGCAGAAATTGGAAGACAAATAACCCTGCTGATTATTTTGGTTGGGGTGGTTTTCTTTTTACTTGGTTCCCTTACTGTTTGGGGTTTACCTAAATTATGGGAACTCATTAAACCTATTATTCACTCATTAACTGCATAAGGAACAAATATGACTCAACCAACTACAGTAATTCTACCAACAAATCCTAAAGATATTGAGCGAGTTAAGGCTGCTGTTAAAGAAAGTAACGATTGCTTGATCAGGATGCAATCTGAGCGGGATGAAATGAAGGCCATTGCCGAGGTCATGCAAGAAGAACTAAACATCCCTAAGAAATTCTTCAATCGAATGGTTCGTGTCTATAATAAGGCATCATTCGATAAAGAAATCAAAGAAGTTGAGGAATTTGAATCTCTTTACGAAACAATTATGAAATAGGAGTGATAAATAATAATCACAACTCAAAAGGAGCCTATTGTGACTACCAAAATTCTAAGTTTGGGTGATTATTACCTAGACAAAAGTGGATGGTTTGTTAGAAAAAGTCCTTGGATCAAGCGAGTAAAGATTCTTTTTTCGATCCTGTTTCTATCAGCAACTTTCTATCCAAATGAAATAGTTAGAAGTCATATTCAAAGTAATTTGGAATATGTCTCATCCAAGTATTCCCCACCAGTTAAGGATGTGATTTACCGAGATTATATTCTATCTCACACATCTGACTTGACTGGGCCCAATGTGGTTGAGATTGTCGAAACCACAAAAAAATGGGCGTCTGAATTTGGTGTTGATGAAAAAATGTTATTTGCTATTATGACGGTAGAATCCACATTCTATCGCCACGCAATATCTAATGCTGGGGCAATGGGGTTAATGCAAGTTGTCCCTAGATGGCACTTGGAAAAGATACTAGAAGCTAGAAAACGATTTGGTAATCCTGAGTTGTTTGACACTAACACCAATATATTTTTGGGGGCATGGATATACAAGGACTGTTTGAATAGGTTCAAAAAACAGGATTCTGCGTTACTATGTTACAATGGTTCAAACGAGTCTCCAAATGGATATGATAAAAAAGTTATGATAGCATATAACAATCTATCAAATCTCATGAAGAAGGTAAAATGAGTAAGTATATCTCAACCAAAACATATAAAAACTTAGGATCTGTTGCATATAGACAATGGAAGGCGGATTCCCATTGCCGCCTGCTGCACGGATACTCGTTGTCATTTCATTTTGAATTTGAGGCTGATGATTTAGATGCTCGTAATTGGGTGATGGATTTTGGTGGTCTTAAACCACTAAAAGAATGCCTCGAAGAGTGGTTTGACCATACATTATTATTGGCACAAGACGACCCAGAATATGAAACAATAAAGAATTTGGGGATTAAAGGATTAGCTAAAATAATCGAGGTTGAGAAAACTGGTTGTGAGGGATTAGCAGATTATCTCTACGAATACATCAATACTATACTGCTTCCTAGTTTTGGGACATCTGAGGCAGAACGAGTTTGGTGTTGCAAGGTAGAAGTTCGTGAAACAGAGTCAAATATGGCAATGCGAGTTGGGCACCGAGACGATAATGAATTCAGTTAACATTCTATATTTTGAAATTCCTCCAACTGAAAAGTATTTGGGGTGGTTTGGGATAACACTACCACCAAAAACACGTTATAATGCTGAATTACCCGACGCTACAATGTTTGGTGGTATTTCTAATGCAGGACACGTTTACTTTGATAGTTTAAGTGGTCGTGATTCGTTTGTGGTTTATTGTAAACTATCGGGTATAAATCTAATTAAGAGCAACTATATAGAATTGTAAAATATTTTTTAAAATTCTTAGTTTTGACCTCGCAGCAGGCATATATATTATAATGGAAAACAAATTAACCTTAGGAACAGAAATGCAGCGCAAACCCTTTACATATAGTTTAATATCCGATTCAATTCTATTGAATTGTGGATGGGAAGGTGCACCAGCATAAGTTCTAGGGTTACTGGTGTGTAGTAAACAGAAACCCTAGACATTAAAATCTGGGGTTTTTTGTTTGTAATCAAGTATTTAAAATTTGTTTTGACAATTAATACCGAATTAAATATAATGGATTCATGTTGATTGATTTGAAGGTGAGTAACAGGTAAATGATGCGAAGTAATTAAGGGCTAAGTGGGGTCAAGAGCCCGCCAAGAAGACCTCTTCTAACAATCGGTACTCCGGGTTGTTAGTGACCTAAGAGGGCAATCGAG